GGTCGCAGAGCAACTCGAGCGACTTGATGGCGTAGAGAATGGCGTAGCGGTGAGCGTACTTACCACAAAGGCAGCACACCTCCTGAAGGATAGGCCAAAGTGCGTCAGCAAGTGTCATTTCCCCTGCGATGTGGAATACAGATACGCCCAAGTCGGTAACTACCTCCGCCTCCGAAAGCGCACGATCTTTGAGCATCCACCCCAGCAGGCCAAGAAGGCGTATCACTGCGTCAGCTATCTCATCCTCCACTCTATCCTTGACCTCACGGAGGAACTCTTGAGCATAGGGCGCACCCTCGATGCGCTGGAGCGTATCTATCGTGTCGTGGTCAAGCCTTGCCCACTTGCCGATGCGGTCGGCTTCCACTGCCTCGGAAAGCTCCGAGACGACCAGCATCAGATAATGCCCGACGGAGTGTGGCACGTCCCAAAAGCCTTTAGCCACAGCACGTCGGTGGAAGTCCTGGGAGAAACGGGCAAGCATCTCTACGTTGTAAAGTCTGTATGTCATAGTCGTTGTTATTTGATGATGTGTGATAAGATGTGTTTGACAACTTCCACCGTCCACCCGTTGCCGAGCATCTTGTAGATTTGAGTGTCGGAGCATCCCCACTTGTACCAGTCGGGGATAGTTTGCAGGCGGGCGCATTCGGTCGGTGTGAGCCTACGGAGCATACAGCCTATCTTAGCCACGGGCTGACCGCTTCCGTCGTTCCTTGCCCTCGCTGGTATGCAGGGGGCTTTGACTCCAGTTGTCGGGCGGAAACCCTGTCCATCCTTGTGCGTGCGCCAAGTGCCAGGAGTAATTAGCAGATTATCCTTAGTGACGCTCGTTAGGCTGTTGCTTTTGTTGTCCTTGCGAAGTTCAATTTGCTGTTCGTTATTATCTCCTCGCCCTCTCATAGCACACGCCATATTGTTAAAGCTCCAACTATTGGAGGTCAATGTTGGCGATTTATCGGGGATAACTCTCGACTTTAAGTATCCACGCCCCCGTTGAAAGATGCCTATATACAAGATGTCCATGTCGGAGTGGTTACCTCCGCTATGCCCTCCAGCGGTTAGGCAAGAAGCCTTATCTTGCTGAGCCTTTGGCTTTAGCTTCTTGTCGAGCTTGACTACGTCTGATTCCTGCCCTTCCTGCGTAAGTGCGATGCTTTCAAGAGCCTCCTCATTGAGAGGGAGATTGCGCATATAGTATTTCTCGTCCACCTCATCGTCAAGGATGTCTCCGATGTAGATGCCTCGGTCGGCTGGCTGGGGAATGTCCGTGAGCAACTCTCCCCATAGCCCCTCACTCTTCGTCTGTATGTTGCTCCAATATAGGCGCACTCTATTCTGAGCGGAGACAAGGGCGGAGTTAATCACAACGGGTCTAATGCCGAGGCTTTCGTTTATCCTCAGCTCGTCTGATGGACGCATCCGCACATTCTCAAGGAGGTACTTTACGTTTGGGTTGAGCTTTTGCACGTGGTGCAGGATGTCAAGAAAGACCCAATACAGCCTGCTTCGTGGGTCGTCGTGTCCGAGCATTTTGCCAGCTAAGCTGAAACCCTGACAGTGCGAGCCAGCGAGGAGGAGGTCTATCTCATACCACTCTATATTCCACTCTCGCCACTTCTCTACGTCACCGAGCTGGATAGTCTCGGGGAAGTTGAGTTGCGTCTGCTTGATAGCGTGCTTGTCTATCTCGCTGGCGTAGTACCTCTCGATAGGCACGCCAAGCTCTCGCAGTGCTATCTGCCCACAACTCATCCCGTCAAAGAGTGATAGTACTTTCATTCGGTTGCTTTTTCTCTCTCACTCATCACGGGCTTCGTGCGGAATGGGCGTGGCACACGCTCCAGCTCTACGGGCTTTGCCGTGGGAGCTTGATACTCGCCCTTGGTCAACACCTTCTCTGCGAGCTTGAGCGTGAAGTCATTGGCCTTGCCCAGCACCTCAAGGATCTTGTATTGCTGTTCGCTCACGAACGAGAAGTAGCCTTCTACCTCGCCCTGCATCTTGGAGAGGTCACGTGCATCTCGCTTGCGGGTAGCGTCCATGCGTTCAAGCAGTCGCAGGAGTGAGTGGAGCGTCCAAAGAAGGTAGGCCTTCACGAGAAGGCCTGCAGAGAGTAAGAGTAGTAGTGTGATTGTCATTTGTCGAATAGTTTGATAGGTGTTGCGAGGTGGTGGATAGCGAGGAGCAGTGCATCTCGCTCCTCTTGGTTTGTGCGAGCGAGCTTACTCTTCGGGAGCGTCAGATTGTGATGCCTGCATACTCCGAGTATTTCAGAGTGGGTGATCTTTCCATCTTGTCCTCTCCAGTGCTTGAGCAGTGGCTTTTGGCAGATGATCGGGAACTCTTTTGCCTGTATCGCATCTCGGAGAAGCTCGCCAACCATAGCGCACCTCCCAAGGTGGTAGCCTTTCTTGGCTACAACTCTGTGGTTATCTCTTGGTGATGCGTGCCAGTTGTGTGCGGTACTCCAGATATCCTCGAGGACAAAGCGGTAGGCGCACTCCTTCTCGCCTCGATGTTCGTGTAAGCTGCATAAGGTTTCAAAGAAGTTGAGCTGATCTAAGACACTAAGGAATGGCATAGTCTCGAGGTGAATAGTCCGATCGTTGAGATTGACTACAGCCCACCCAGAAGCCTCCGTATCGGGATCTATTCCAATAAGGAGAGACTTCTTTTGAGTTGGATTATCCATAATCTTACACGAGTTAGGCCTGCGCAGCGCCTGTGGAGTACTCGATCTTCCACGCCTTGATTTCTGGATACCAAGCACCGTTGTACTCGCGTCCGTCGAGATCGATATAGGCGGTTACCTCTTGTCCTACTCGTAGGGGGAACTTCTCGATAGTCTCGCCGAAGAGCTTAATCGGCACTTTGCTGGAGAAGCGTCCTCCTGTATCAAGGACGAACACCTGCGACTGCCAGAGAGCGCCCGTTGACTTACTTCTCCCCTGTATGAGTGGGCAGAGGACTGCTACTGTTCCCTTAATTTTGATTTCGTTGTCCATAGGTTGGTGATTAAATACTCGTTTTTGTTCTGTTCATTCTGTGGTCTGGCACTCCTATGAGCCGTACCTCGATGCAGTCGCCTCGAAGGCGTGATACAGCACGGTCTCCGTAGCGTTGAAGTTCAGACCATGGGAGGTTTGTAGTAGCGACGATGGGTGCATCTCGATACCCATAGTCGGAGCGCTGGTTGATGAGGTCCGCCAGACTCGCCTTGTTGCCATAGCGCTGGAAGGTAGCAGGCTCACTGCCGAGGTCGCCTATGTGGAGTACGCGGTAGTCCAGGGCGGTGTACCTGCCATCTGTGCTGTCCATAAGATCAGCCATGTGCCAAAGGGCGTGCGTCTCACCATTCCACAGGAAGGGCTTCATAGTGCGTCGGCTATTCACTCCGTCGTAGAATGGTCGCTGTACACCGAGCATCTCGCTGAGGTCTCGCAGTAGAGTCACAAGAAGCGTCTTACCTGTACCCGTCTCACCCGTAACGATTAGCCCCTTCATAGGGTCATCTATCTCGGGATGTGGTAGAGCGAGTAGCCAAGACACTGCTTTTGCGTATCCGAGAGCCAGCGTGTCATTGTCAAGAGAAAATCGCTCCTCCATCAGCTTGCCAAGCTCTGTGATATAGTCAAGAGCATCGTCAAGTTTGATGCCTCGGTACGCATCATAGACCGATCGTGATGGTAGGCCTGCCGTCCGCTCCTCTTTGATCTTCTTGACAAACTCCGAAGCGAGTGGGAGCGCACTCTCTTTTGTCCGTGGTTGCTCGTTACTCATTGCTGGTTGGGTTTTGATGTTCTCCTCCTCTTCGTACCCTCTTGAGTACAGAAGCCTTGTATGCCTTCATCTCCTCGCTCTCTTCGGCCTGCGCCTGCTCTTTTTTGACTTCATCCCACATGTGGTTTGAATAGTTCTGGGATGCAGGAGGAGGCGATGACGGCTTGGAGGCATGGTTGTCTCGATAGCATCCCCCAACGACCTTAGCGAAGTTATCGGGCTTGACAAGCCATGACAGACTCGCCATGGCTCGATTGCCTCGTAGGAAGGTAGACGCCTTGGCTTCCGCCATCATCTTTCGGAATTGGGCTATTGCGTTTAGTGTGGTCGCCACCGTGGGACGCTCCTTGGCATTCCCGTCTGGTCGGTCGGGCATCAGTGCCATAAACAGCTCATGCCCGTCTCTACAAATGGCCTGCGATAGGATGATCGGCTTAGCGAAGCCATCATCACCAGCAGTCGCCTCTTCATAGAGCGCTCGCCACGCCTTACCGAAGTCTCGCATATCTGAGTTCGGGTACATTAGCGAGCTAACCATAGCGCGAAGCGCAGGGTCCTCTATCGCATCTATTTCCTTCTGCTCGCTATCAAAGCCCCCTCTGGGGGTTTGGGGGAGACTTTCATCTTCATCTTCTATTTTATCTTTTTCTTTTAGGGGGGTATTTACCCCCCCTATAATCCCCCCCAAAGTAGAGCTGAAAGTAGAGGACAAAGTAGAAGCGTCTTCTCTACTTTCGTTTACTTTCGTTTCTGCTTTCTCTACTTTTCTACTTTCGCCTGTTTTTGTCTCTACTTTGCTCTCTGCTTTCAGCTCTACTTTGCTCTCTACTTTTCTACTTTCATCTTCTACTTTTGAGCGATTGCGCTTAGCCTCGCGAGCTCTATCTAAGCCCTCTTTGACCGCTTGACTTACATTGTAGCTGCGCTTCTTCGGTGTGGACTCTTCGCCTTGCTTTTTATCTGCACCGCCAAGAGTTGAGAGGTGTGAGGTGAGGCGTGGTGAGTAGAAGTACTCTACTCCATCCTCATCGGTGGCGATCTCAAACAGACCGAAGTCCTCAATAGTGGACCGCACAACTTCCGCCCTTGGTCGCTTTGGCAGGATGTTCGCCAGGCGCTTGGCGTTGTTTGGATAAGTGTACCCGTCTTCATCTTGCTGTGCGAGCTTTAAGAGGAGGGCGGTGTAGATGCCCCAGCCCGCCATCCCATGCTCTGCAGTCAGTGCTTCTATCTTAGCGTCCTGCATGGCGAAGATGTCGAGTGGTATGTATTTGTGCTTACACATATTCTGGGAGTGTGAAGTAGGTGTAGTTGAGTGTGCGCCCAGAGATTAGGAGACCTTCTTGACAGAGGTCCAGCAGGATAGGGCGGAGAGTATCGAAGCTATAGCCGACTACCGAGGATAGTTGCTCTTTAAGTACGATCAGCGGCAGCCGTCTTTCTTCCTTGCGTAGCTGGACGTATCGCTGTATCGCTCTTATTACCTCGTGTCGGTCTATCTTCTTCATTACGCGGTCTCCTGCTCTCTATGGCTTTTCTCTTCCTTGAGTAGGATGAGCTTATCTGCCGTATCTCCAGCTTTCACGGAGAAGTAGCGGACCCGCTTATTTCGAGCGCGCATCTTATTCGTTAGGAAGGAGAGGTACAGCTGGTGATTATGGATGTGCTGGTCTAAATCTTGATCACTGAGCTTTCTGAATCGTAGCTCGTCTACGTTGCGTTGCTTCATATAGGGTTACTTCTGTCTTGTCATCTTCTGCTCTCTGCGTAGGCACTCTGCATACGCATCTACGTCGAGGATGAGAGTAAAGCGCTCATCCTGCAGGAAGGCGCTTGGGTACTTTTCTATTCTTGAGTTCAGTGCGCCCCGAGACTTGATACCGAGGAAGCCGAGCACCTTGTCACGACCTGCGATATATCTCTCGGTGGGCTTTGCTATCTCCGTGTGCTTGCTTAGTGCCTCGCACACCGCAGATGAGATGAGATCCTTGAGCTCTCCTTGGCTGAGGATGATTGCCGTGTCCATATCTATGTATCGGAAGAAAAGAATACACCAGCTAATGCTGTCTTCCGTAGCGCTCAATAGCTCGCCACGTATAGAAGGTGATGCCGAGGAGGAGAACGCCTGCGAGCTTCTTGATGAGGAACTCCGAGGTGCTCACTGCTGGCATTGTTGGGTGGTCAGTGTCTGAGACTATCAGCAGAAAGCCGAGGAAGCCTAAGGCACAAAGTGCGCCTGCAACCAGATAGGCAAGCGCTGTATCTACTCTATTCATAGCCGTATTTATTTGTAGTTACTAATCGTGTAGTCAGGAGGATTGCGATCCTCGGGTATTCCGTGCCTGCCACGGCTTCGCTCTGTGCGCAATAGGCCACAGACTAACTACAATGGGTTAATCACGCGCGGGCCTTGCACCCGCAGATTATCTGTATTCGCCATTGTTTGTATCAAGTATGTCAAAGATCGCGGTCGCTGGAGGGCTTAGCCTTCGGCAGAGGTGGTTGTGTTCAGCTTTTCAGCTCTCTCGAGAGCGTTGTAGACTGTATTCATACTCACCTTGTACTTCTTGACGAGAGCCTTTTTGCTCTGCCAAGCCCCCCTACCTTGTGCCAGGAGTCGCTGGTACTCAGCTTGTATCTTTAGAGCGCGCTCATCTAACTTTTCAGAGTGGCTCTTAGGAACTCTTATTTCAGCCATATTGCAGGTGGTGGATTATCTTTATCTTTGTTTCAAATTTTGCTTCAACTTTGAAGCATTTGTTGTAGCTCCTCTTGAACTACACTACAAAGGTATAACTAATAGTTGTACCAAACAAGTGATTGGGATAACTTTTTGTTGCGCTATGGGAGAACCAATGCCACTACCTGCTGGCTCACAGAGGCTTAGAGCAGTTCTAAATTTTTTGATTGAGGAGAAGATAGTTCACAGTCAGACTCACTTTGGAGACCTTGTGGGTGTGTCTAAGGGCAATATGTCTAAGTATCTCAACGGTCAGAAAGAGCCAAAAGAGGATCTATTGACCAGAGTTGCACAGGCAGTACAACCAAGAGTTCCCCTTCTTTCAGAATCCTGGCTACTCACTGGCGAAGGCGACATGCTGAAAGCCGATGCACTCATCGCACAGCCCTCCCCAGAGAATAGCGCACGCCCACTCGTAAGTAGCGACCGCGATTGGGTGGAGATACCCCTTGTACCACACCGCGCGAAAGCAGGAGCACTATCTGGCTTCGGTGACCCATGCTGGGAAGAAGACAAACAGACGATGCCTGTGCTGATTGACAAGAGGCTGAAAGGAGATTACCTGCTCTTTGAAGTATCTGGCGACAGTATGGACGACGGGACCAGTACAGCGTTTCTCGATGGAGATGTGCTACTCTGCCGTGTCCTTCCTAAAAGTGACTGGCAGTATGGTATAAAGCGCAGACGAGACACCTACTGCGTCGTAGCCACCGAAGCTGAGGGTATAGTCCTCAAGGAGGTTGTAAACCACGACAAGGCCACCAACGAGATCACGTGCCATTCGCTCAATAGCCAATACAAGGACTATTCAGTGAAGCTCGATGATGTGCAGGGTATCTTCTATGTAGAGGAGCTTATCAAGCGCAGATTCTAATACTTGACATTATCCACCTAAAATAAATTCAACATGAAGAGAACAGAAACCCTTGCATCCGTAGACCGCAAGAAATTCGTCCGAGACAGCTTCGCCAAAAACGACAAGACACGACAAGCCGCTGATACCGCCAATATATGGGGCTTTGTCTTGGTGCTTGTTGCTGTAGGCCTCCTATTCATCGGGTTTATAAACTCCTACGAAATCAATAGAGAGATAGACTACATCATCGCATATTCGCTCGGTCTATCCTCATCTATCGCCATGAGCATAGCCTGCTTCCAAAGAGCGCCAAGACTACGACGCACGGCCGACAGCCTCGACTACCAACTTATGGCGGCCTTCCCCGACTGGCAGGATCTTCTCAAGGAGGCCTGCGAAGAAGACCAGAAGTAACTCGCCTATGATAAGTATCTACGTGAGTGCTACATCAGCATGATGGGAACAAAGGATGAGCAGATATTAGAGCTGATGAGGCTCGTGGACAAACTAACAAGCAAGTAAAAACCACATACAATACAAAGTGTTATCATGAGTCTTAGAGCCACAAATGAAGGGGTGCTCAAGATTGGCGACAAAGAGCTCCCTTGTGCTGTACTCAGTGACGGTACACGTGTACTTACAGCAAAGGCTGTATTCCAGGCATTTGATCGCCCGAGAAAGGGGAGATCTAGCGATGGATCAAGAGGGGACCAGATGCCCAGCTTTATCGACGCAAACAACCTACAGCCATTTGTAAATGAACACATTAAGGTGTGGACCAAGCTTATACCTTATCAGACCCTATCTGGGGCGAAAAGAAGTGGGTATGATGCTCGGATACTCAGGGGGCTATGTGAGGTGTACTTGGAGGCAAAGCGAGCAGGCGTGCTACTACCAGCACAAGAAAGGCTTGCGGTTACATCTGAAGTGCTCCTGATCGCCCTAGCCGACGTAGGGATAACGGCCCTTATCGATGAAGCTACAGGATACCAGCACACCAGGGAGAGGGATGAGCTACAGAAACTACTCAAGGCATACGTGTCAGAGGGCCTCCTACCATGGCAAAAGAGGTTCCCCGATATATTCTATCAGCACCTATTCAGGCTCAACGGATGGGACTATACCCTAGAGGGCATAAAAAAGAGACCAGGGGTTGTTGGTAGCTGGACAAACCAACTCATATACAGACAGCTCCCAGAGGGCGTCCTCGAAGAGCTACAGCGTGTGACGCCTCGATCCGAACAAGGGAACACTACAGAGCGATACCACCAGCATCTCACAAATGATATAGGGAACGTACACCTTACAAATCAAATACAGAGGGTTATCGCTATAATGGAGGTTTCAGATAATTGGGATGACTTTATAAGCAAGTTCAATAAGTCAATCCAGTCTCAGGCTGATATAAAGAAAATATCAGTGGGGAGTCAAGTTACAGAAAAACATACCACGCCAGAAAGAGATGAAGAAAGCGAGCTTTCACTCTTCTCTGATAGCGACTTTTCTTAGAGCGAGTATATTACACACCATAAAACCATTTCGGTGGCTTCAACGAAATGGTTTTACAATAAAATACGACACTACATGCTACCCATACGACGTACCTGCCACTTCCTCCTCGACAAGCAGAAAGGCTGGAAGGCTCTACAAGTCCGCTACCGCATCCGCTACGGAGGTGGCGGTGGCTATATCACCAGTGTATATGTAGGCTACCGCGTCGAGCCAGACAAGTGGAGCGCCGAGTCGGAGCGGTGTATGAAGAACACGACGCACGGAGATAGACGCACACCAGCTGCTATGATAAACCGCGCACTACAGTACACTGAGGAGGCTATCGAGAGTGCATTTAACTACTTCGAGAGAGAAGAGCGCCTGCCAGCCCCCGAGGAGCTAAAGGCAAAGTATAACGAGTATCTCGGTGAAGCGCTGGGAACGACCAAAGAAGCCCCCGCAAAGGCGAGCCCAGAGGACAAGCGCAAGATAGTAGCACTCATCGACCTATTCGTAGAAGCTGAGAGCGGGAGACGAAGCTGGAGCGAACGCCACCTGGCGAACATACGCACCGCACGTATGCACATAGCAGACTACTCGCAGTCAGCTACACTGGAGGATATTGACGAGAAGTGGGTGGCAGACTTCATCACGCACCTTACTGCAAAGCGTGGACTTCTCAATGGCTCAGTAGACAAGACACTCCGCATATTAAAGAGCGCTCTCTATTGGGCACAAGGGCAGGGGCTATATGAGAAGGCTTACCGACGCTTCTTTGACGTACGCCTCAAGGGTATCGACAGCAACCGAGCCGAGGTATATCTCACGTGGGAGGAATTGAGCCGGCTTATGGGGGTAGAGCTACGCCTGCACTCAGAGAAGATAGCACGTGACCTCTTCTGCTTCCTTTGCTTCACTGGCCTGCGGTACTCGGACTTGAAGAAGCTCACCCACGACAACATCACAGAGAGGAGCATACGATACTACGCTCAGAAGACGGACCAGCTAATCGAGGTGGACATCAACGACCACGCACGGGCAATACTCGACAAGTACAAGGGCGAGGAGACCCCACTACCACCAATGGCGGAGCAGAGACTCAACAGAACTCTCAAAAGCGTGTGCGAGCAGGCAGGTATCAACGCACCAGTCACACGACTACGATACTCTGGACGCCAGCGCATCGAGGAGACGCTCCCGAAGTATGAGGTAGTAACCTCGCACATCGGACGCCACACCTTTGTCGTGCAAGCGCTCACCCTCGGAATACCTTCTGAGGTCATCCGCAAATACACTGGACAC